CGTTCGCTCGTTTAGCGTGTGTGTTGTTACGAGGGTGGGGGCCTAGGATGAGCTGTGTGAGTTTGGAGTGGTTTGGGTTTACAAACAAAAAGTTTGTACTCTCTAACCTCATCACCCAAGTTTAAACTTTCCATTTATATACAAACAAACAAACAAAAATACAAACACCCACCCACCACAACCTTAAAAAAACACGAAAAACAAACAGCAAAGGTGGTTTGGGTGGTGTGTGGTGTTTTTTGGTTGTTGGTTGGTTTTTTGGTGATTAGTGTATGCCATACAAGGATAAGGAAAAACAGGCCGCGTACTTGCGAAAGTACCGAACACTATACATGTGTGAGTATTACGCTCGAAAAGTGAGGCATGCTAAATTTTTGGAAGATTTGGTTGACAAGGTCGGATGGAGTATTCCCTGTGAGGTGTGTGTAGTGTTTACGTGTGAGTGGAGTGATTAAGAATGAGTGAGCAATCGCATAGAGAACGGGTGTTTGAGCGGCGCAAACGCTTGTTGCTGTTGCGTTTTCGGGGAGTAACGGATTTGGAGAGTTTTGAGCGGTTAGGCGCAGAGTTTGGTGTTACGGGGCACGCGATTTTGGAGGATTGGAGTCGCCGTGACGAGTGGATATGGCAGATTCTCGCAGAAGAGAACAGAGAGAAGTTGGCGAACCTGTTGGTTGGAGAGTTTGACGCTTTAATAGAAGAGTGTTGGAGCGTCATCCGAAAATGCAGCGACGAAGAACGCAGTAAAGGATACTGGAACGCGGTAACAAACGCCATAAGAAACGCGCGGGAAACCCTAGTTGAAAAAGGAAGGTTCCTACAAAGCATAGGAAAACTGCCAAAAACTCCAACCGTCCTGGAACAAAAAATCGAGTACGAAGAAATCAAGCCAGAAGACGTAACCGAAATGGAGGCAGAAACCCTTGCCAAAGCTGCCCGCATCCTCAATAAGAAGGGTTGCAGCAAGAACAAACTTAACAGCCTTCACTGAAGCACTCGGCTACACGAATGTGCCATTCCAAACAGAATGGTACGACTTTCTACAGTACAAGTTTAGCCCACTCAAAACAGAACCAGACAAGATTAAACGTTACCTTCTGCTCTGGCCGCGAGGACACGCGAAAACCGAAACCACCACTATAAACTACACTTCATGGCTAGTCGGCAACCACCCAAACATTCACATAGCCATCATCACCAAAACCGCCACCCTCGCAGAAAACATCTTGTTAGCCCTAATGACAAGGTTTGAAAGCGACGACAGGTACATCGAAATTTTTGGCGAAATCAAACCCAAAATCACAAAAAAATGGACAAGCAGCGAACTAATCGTAGAACGCATGGAAATCAGCAAAAACCCAACAATAAAAGCCGTCGGCTTAATGGGCGCAATCACTGGAGGAAGAAGCGATCTCATCATCTGCGACGACCTCATAGACGAAGAAAACGTCCGCACACAAACACAAATCCAACGCGCAAGCGACTGGTTCCACAAAGTATTATTCCCCACCCTCTACCCATGGGGCGGAATCATAGTCATCGGCAACCGCTGGAGCTACGCCGACCTATACAGCCAGTTCATGCCAGAAACCGACAAAAACGGCAACATCATAAAACCAAACTGGCACCCAAACATAGACATAAAACGCGCCATCCAACCAGACGGCACACCATTATGGCCAGAATATTGGTCAATCGACAAACTCGAAGAACGACGACAAGAAGTTGGTAGCATAATATTCAACTGCCAATACATGAACGACCCCACAGGCATGGAAGGAAACCTACTCAAAAGCGAATGGCTACACCCATACGAAACAGAACCACCACCAAACCTTCCAAGATACGCCGCCATAGACCCCGCCTTAGGCGAAAGCGACTTCCAAGCCCTCGCCACCCTCTCCTATGACAAAACAAACAATCAAGGATACCTCGAAGACGTTTGGGCACAAGGATTAAGCTTCCCCGAATTCTTGCGCTACGTGAACCGACAACATGGAATACGACAGTACAGCAAAATCTTCATAGAATCAAACGCCTTCCAAAAAATCTTGATGTACGTGGAAGAATTCAAAGGCTTACCCATAGTAGCTAGCAGCACAACCAAAAACAAGGAACAACGCTTCATTCCCATGAGCAGCCACTTTGAAAGCAAACGAATCCTCATAAACCCCCGCTTAAACAACATGCACACAGAATTCTGGAACGAGTGGGTACAATTCCCACGCGGACAACACGACGACGCGTTAGACGCGGTAGAAATCGTGACAAGAGAAATCATGGGAAAACACCGCGACCCCATCCAAGCAACCGTTGGACCATCATTCTGGGGCGACTAAAACAGTGAAAAACCCTTTTAAAAAGAAACTAGAAATGATCGCTTCAGCCAGTAAAGGGCTTTTTAAGCGTGAAGCATCAGACCAAGGCGAAGTTGTGACTAGACTATCAGGCACCTATGAGATACCGCACCCGCCAAGAATGCCAATGTATGAAGGATGGTGCAAAGACCCCGACACAGACACAGCATTAGACTTGCTCGCAGACATGGTTGCAGGCGTAGGCTCCTACACGCAGATGCCCCAAGAAGACGAAGAAGGAAAAAAAGTTGAGCCAAACCATTCAAACCTACAAAAATGCAGAAAATGGCTCAAAAAAAGCAATTTCCGCACAAAATACCGCGAAATCCAACGTGTAAAAATGGCTAAAGGCTTCTGCCCAATAGAGCCACTCCCCAATGGTTCGCTCAAAATCTTGCCACCCGAAACATTTTACATTTGGCGAGAACCGACAGGTCGCATTATCAAGTACATTCAAAAAATAAACGAATCGCCAGTCGCAGAGTGGGACCCGAACGACATCGTCATATTCGCACGCAACCAAGACACCTCTCACCCATACGGAATCAGCATAGTTGACAGCATAGGCGACCTAATAGACGCTAGAAAACAGTTAAACGAAGACGTAGCCAAAATAATCCACCGTTTCGCAGCCCCACGAGGCATACACGAATGCGACACCGACATTGAACCATTCAAAAAAGCCATGATGGAAGCAGAAGTGGACGAAGACGTTTACGTGGCCAACGTCACAAAAGATTCTCTACGACACGAATTTCTCGAACCAGACCCACGCATCAAGTTTGAAGGCTACATCAACCGCATAGACATCCAAATCGACCAGCGACTCCACGCACCATTAATCTTGTTGCTCAAAAGCGCCACAGAAGCGTCAGCCACAAAAATGCTTGAATCAGTAGACCGCCACGTGCAGTCAGAACAAGAACAAAACGCCGAAATAATCGAACAATTCTTCTTCAAACCCCTCTGCGGAAACGGTCCAATCCCAGAATTCTTGCACAAGCTTCCCAACACGAAAATGGAAAAAATCACGTTTGGCGAAATAGGAATCCTACAAGCCAACCGCACAATAACTTGGGAACAAGCACAAGACCTAATCCGACAGAAAGGCGTGGCCCTAAAAGAAGACAAGCAACCAGCAGAACCGCCACAACAACCCAATTATGGTAGCCCTTGGAATCCAAACCAGCCGTCGCAACCCCCAAAAATATCGAAAAAACCCGATTTAGAGTTCCTTGTAGAACACTTAAACGACATCGACACCGCGTTAAATGTGATTCTTGAAAGCTACCAGCATGGAAAACTACAGTTAAGCGAAGCCTGCCGCATGGGAGGCGAAACAATCACAGTTCGCATGAAACGCGCCTACCCAGAAACTTGGGAGGCAGAACGCGAAAAGAAATTCTCAGCATTCACTCGAACCTTACTAAACGCGAAGGCGACAACAAATGAGTGACATTCGCAAAGTTGACTTGGAAAGAGAGTCAAAACGCCCAAAATACCATAGATGCGTCGTCTGCGGAGTACTTTTGAAAGGCCAAACCAAAGAATTTCGCGTAGACGAAGGCAAATGGATGTGTTTTGAGTGTCACAATCGACCTTACCAATGGAAAGATAGTGAATAAAAAATGCCGACACCACAACCAAACGAAACAGAACAAGAATTCGTAAGCCGATGCATCCCAATCGTGTCAAGTGAGCACCCCGAATGGGAAAACGACCAGTGCGTTGCAGTTTGCTATTCAATGTGGAGAGAGAAAGACAAGAAAACCGAAGCATACCGCCACAGAGACTTTCAACGCATATACAACGAGTTCGTAACCTACTATAAAGACCGTGTAAAAGGAGAAAGCGAGTATTATGCGTGGCTCAAAGCCCTCAAACTCAACGAAAACAGCGACTACGCAAACGCGAAAGAAAGCTTCAAATGGGCAAAAAACATGCTTCAGCCTCTACGTGAGGACACCGATAATAAATACTACAAAATCCTCGTCGGATTCCCCCTCAAAAGCATGAACGGCAACGTCTACAAAGAACGCGACCTAATCGCGGCAGCACTCGACTTGAAAGGTAAACACCCAAGCCTAAACCACAAAAACCAGTTCTGGTTCAGCCCAAACAATCCTTACAACGACTGGGGAAACATAACAATAATCGACGGAAAATACGAGGAAGGCGCAATAGAAACCATACTCCAAGTGCCAAAAACCGCAGTTTGCCCAATATGCAACGGCGAAAAAATGACCAAACTCATCGACGAACAAAAAATAGTAAACGTCAGCCTCGAAGGCAACTGCGGAGGCGGATTCTGCCAAATCACAGGAGAATGCGAAGGATTCCATTTTGCAGACCCCCCCTTCACACTATTAACAAGCGACGTGCTTCCAGGCATTCCTTTAGCGCGAATCAAACCTTTAGAATCTATCATGGTTGAAGCTTTACAATCTGCTAATGAAACAAACAGAAACGAGGAAAAAAAAGTGACAACCAAGACCATAACCCTAAAAATGAAGGAGGAGGAAGACAAGAAAGTGAAAGAACTCGAAGAAACTGACTTCGCTAAACCATTAAAACCAACATTACACGACAACAAGCCAGAAACAGTGCAAGGCACGCCAGTAAACAAGGAAATGCCCGAAAAAAGTGGCTCACCCGCCAAACAAGAAACCGCTGAACCGTTAGACCCAAAACTGCGCCACTCTGAAGAAAAAGTCAAACGCATCAAAGCAGAAGGAGTCGCCAAAGGCTTAGAAGAACAAGTAGCAATACTTGAAAAAGACAACATGGAACTCGAAAAAACAAAAAGCGAGTTAATCGGCACAAACAAAGAACAAAAAGAAACAATCGAACGCCTAGAACAAAAAAACACTAAACTAACCCAAGAATACACCCAGACACTCCGCAACGTCGAAGTTGAACGCGACAGATGGAAACATTTACGAGACGAAACAGCAGGCGAAAGAGACGACATCAAACTAGCACACGAAGACCTACAACGCAAACACACAGAACTCAGCAAAAAATATGATAACGCCATGACCACAAACCTTGAACTAACACGCAAGATCACAAAAGCAAACGAAGACTACCTCGCCATCGCAAAAGAACGAGACGACATCGCCGAAGCATTAAAGCGAGCGAAAATCAACGCCAAGAAAACCATTCGCATAAAAGCCTAATCACCAAGTTTAAGGTGACATCCACAGAGGCACTCAACCCAGTGAAGTTGAGCGGCTGACACGCAAAACGGGTATGCAGCCGTCAGGCTAACGAAGCCAAACGCCCACAAATTCTAAGGAGACACTAAAATGTCAGAAACCAACCAAGAGGAAAAAGTGAAAGAATCAATCGCAGTAGGCAAAATGGAAGACGGAACAGTCTTAGAACTTGACATGAGCAAAATCCTCGAAAACGTAGACACAACAGTGCAAGAACGCATGAAAAAATACATGGAAGAAGTCAAAGAATACTACCAGAAAGACAAAGACAGCGCAAACGGCAAGGGCTTAGTCGAAGAACGCCTCGGACCAAAAGCAAGCAAACTAATCGAACAATTCCGCAACGTCAGCCAAGCCGACATCACTGAACAATGGAGCGTCGTCATACCCAACTACACCACAAAAGAACTTGCAGGACACTTACGAGACTACGTTTGGATCACAGACGCGACAAAAGGACACCCCGGCGACACTGTTTACATTCCATATGTGAAAGACTTTGACCTAACCACAAGCACCACCGTAGGAGACGACTGCGCGGCAGTCACAAGCATAATCAGCGAAACAAGCACCACACTCAAAGAAGGAAGCGCATACACTGACGTGGGCTATCACATCATCGAAAAATACGACCAAAACCTTCTCGACGAAGTAAACAAAGCCTTCGTGAGAGCAGCCGTAAGATGCGAAGACTACAACCTAATGGCAGCCCTGCACGCAGCTTCAAGCAACACACAATTCGCAGGAAAAATGGACCGTGACACATACGCCACAGCCGCTTTTGTAGCATCATGGCTACCAGACGCAATCGGCTACTTGCTCGCAGCAGGCAAAGACGTGAAACCTGGAGACTGCGTTCTCTGGATGCACGCTAAAGCCTACACGGCACTAATAAAAGAACTCGTCGCAGCCAACGCCTTCACAGTTGCAAGACCAGATGTGGTACAGAATGGCTTGCTCACAGACTATCTTGGAGTACGCTTAGTCATCGGCGGACTAATGCCGTGCAAAGCAAGACAAGGCACAGGCACAGGAACATGCTACCCCGCATACTTGATGAGAGCCAAACGCTGTTTAGCTCTCGCGCCAAAACGTGAACTACTCATCGAAACCGACAGGCTAATCAAAGAGAAAGACTTGAGAATCGCTGCAAGCCACACTTTCGGCGTGAAAGTCTTAGACTTCAAAGAAGCCGTACAAATCCTCTGCAACACTCGACTTTAAGCCTAAAAACACGCTTTAACCTCTTTTTCCCCTTTTTTAGGAGACTTAACACTTTGAATGAAAACGCACTGTCTAACCTCTGCGACTACGCCATTCCACTGTTTGAACGTGCACTAAAAGCAAACGTCATCGTCGAGCTTGGAGTTGGCGGAGGCTTATCCACACAAGCGTTTTTACACGCATGCAACAAAATTGGCGGACACTTATACAGCGTAGACATTGTTGACTGCCCCAAAGCAAGACTTACAGTGGCAAATCTAGAACCAGAGAAGTATTGGACTTTCACAATCATGAACGACCTTGAATACGCTACTTTATGGCGACAGCCAATAGACCTGCTTTTCATAGACTCAATTCACACGTTTGAACATACACTAGCTGAACTTGACCTTTACTCTAAATTCGTAAAAGAAGACGGAATCATTCTCATGCACGACACAGTAAACCGCGAATATCACGGCGTAATAGAAGCAATAAGCGCGTTCCAACAAAAGAATCCCCAATGGAAATTTACTGAATTATTACCCAACACAATAGACGGGCTAGGCGAACTTAAAAGGACTGAATCAATGTGAAAATTCACGCTACTGTCATGCTCTACAACGACAGAACATTCCTGTTAGCCATGCTTGAAAGCATAAAAAACTTTGTAGACAGCATAATCATCTGCGATGGCGCATACAAGCTTTACTACGAAACCATGCTTGAACACGACAAGACAGTAAAGCCGTGGAGCACGGACGGAAGCTTAGACCTCATAAAACTCGTAGACGGCAAACCAGACACCACAATTATTCGTCCGCCAAACGGCGAACCATGGGTTAACCAACTTGTCAAAAGAGTCGCTATGCTCAACGCAGTGCCAAATGGCGACTGGTTCTTGGGAATAGACGCTGACGAAATGCTCATGGGCAAACCTGGAGAAGCTTTTGACACAATTATGGATAGCGGTTGCATCGTGGGCCAAGTGCCAATGTACCATGCTGGCTTAGATTACGAAAGGCTTTACCCGTTTTGGCATCCGCGCATATTCCAAAAAACCGAGGGAATGCACTATAAAGGTACTCATTGGCAGTTGCGTGACAAGTTTGGGCGCATAATCGAAAACGCGTACCCAGTAGAATGGACCGACAAGTGTGTAATTGCTCATCTTAAAGCGTTCAAGCCCGCGAGACGCTTAACCATTCACGACGAATATTTGGATAAAGTGAAACAGCAAGGATGGTTAGAGCCATTTCAGATTCCTGCGAAATAATGCTTAAAGAAAGCCAAGCCCAACTTGCAGAGAGTGAGGAGAAGAAAAAACGTTGCCAAGAAGGCTTGCCAAACACCGAAACCGAGAAAGCAGACAGGATTGTAGCTGAAGAAATAATCATTGAACCATTAGACGATCAAGCAGAAAAAAGGCTAAGAGAAAAAATTGACCTCATAAAACTCATTGCAGAAACATCAAGAACAAACATGGCAAACAATCAAATTATACAGGTTTATGGCAAAAAGGTGGAATCCCTCGCTAACACATTGCAAACCGTAGCCATCGAACTGCGTTCCCTCAACAATCAACTGCAACCAGTCCTTGTTGACATGCAACGCAGAAGCAAGAAAGAGGAAGAAATGCTTGACAAACTGAACGATTATTTAGAAAAATGGGTGTAAATGTGGCGGAACAATAATGCCATGCGGAACTTGTGTAGGCAAACTCGCCAAACAGTTAATGGCGAACCACAAAATCGACATGATACTCGCACTCGAACGAGCCGAAGACGCGGTAGAACGATACGAACAACGAGCTAAACCGCAACAGAAAAGCATGGAACAACGCGTTAAAGAATCGCTTGAAATCTTAGGCTTCGACCCAGACTATTCCGTTGAATGCACTTCTGGAGGCACTTGCGGTTGCAAAACTTCTGGTTCTTGTGCAGCATCTTTTCAATGCCTAACCGATAACTTCTGCACTTGCGAATGTCCCGAACCGCCAAAAGAACACAGCCATTACGTGGAAGACACTTGCGACCCGCTTGCTCTCGAAAACTGCAACTGTACTGGCGGAAGATGCCGTACTGGCGGCTCTTGCAGTTGCTCTTGTGTAGGCTTGTGCTGGTATGATTGTGACGAAGGCTACGAATGGAACGCGGAAACAGAACAATGCGAAGAAACAGGCGCGGCTGGACAGCAGCTTTTCACTTTAATCATAGAAGGCTACTAGCATGACTATCCTTTTTCTCCGCAAGTACGGCGTAGCAACCACAATAGACTTTAGCTTGTACAAGGCGGATGGCACGGCGTTAAAAA